ATGGAGATTATTAGTCGAAAAGAAGCTGCGTCAAAAGGGCTTGGGAAATTTTTCACAGGTAAAAAATGCAAGAACGGTCATGTTGCTGAACGTTACGTTTGTAACGGTGTTTGCGTTACATGTAATTATGAAAACTCAATTGGGTATAGAACAGCATTAAAACAATTGATTGAAAGCGCCCGTTGCTAGGGGGTGTCAAATGGCTAGTAGCTGGATCAAAGTTGAAGTTATAACACCAGATAAACCAGAGATTTATCAAATAGCAGAGATATTAAACATAGACCCTGATGCTGTGTTAGGAAAGCTAATTAGAGTTTGGTCTTGGGCTGATTTACAAACCTTAGATGGTAACGCAGGAAGCGTTACAAAAAGCGTAATAGATAGGATCACTTTCATTTCCGGCTTTGCTGATGCACTGATAACCGTAGGTTGGATGAAAAATGATAATGGTAAGTTAGTCTTACCTAATTTTGATAGGCATAACGGAGAATCATCGAAAAAACGGGCACTTACTAATAGGAGAGTGGCAGAACATCGAGAAAAAAAGAAAAAGAAAGTAACGCAGTCACCGTTACAAAAACCGTTACCAGAGGAAGAGGAAGAGGAAGAAGTTTATAAAGATCCTCTCTCTAAGGGGAACGATGAAAATTATCAGCCAAACCATAATGCGAATAACGCTATTTTGAATAACCGAGTTCCATCGGGAGGATTTGGCGTAGCTGAAAAATTTGTCATGTTTCATGGATGGGAGCCAGATGGGGGCTTTACGAAAAAAGCAGCGTACTGGGGGGTAAGGCTGATTACACCAATGAAACCGCATGAGTTAGCAGAATTCGTTACGTACTGGAGTTCAGAGGGAAAAGCAAAAACACATGAACAATGGGAAATGGCATTAGCAAAAAGTATTAAATTTCAACGCTCAAAAAATAACGAGGTGAGAAATGGGACAAGTCAGAGCAATAAAACCAGTAACCAATTCGCTGGAAAATCAAAACCAATGCAAGAATTCTTACAGCACGTCAACGATAAATACGGACCCGATGCTGTTACCGCTTTGGTGGAAAATGATCGAGCTGTATGGGGACAAGTGGAGCAAGAAGAACGGGACGGAACCATCATTGATGTGGAAACGAGCACTCAGCGGATTGAATAGCGATCAATTCGATTTGATATTTAAATTCTGCATTGAGCGTTGTAGCAATGGTAATCCGTGGCCACCAGAGTTATCTGATGTCATTTCAATGCTTTCTGACAAGTTGGTTGATGCTAATGCTTTTGGAATTCCATTTGATGAAATGCTGAGAGATTTCAATAAATACCTAGCCAGACGGTGTAATTATCATAGTGCTGAGATGTACCCCTTTAGGCATCCTGTGCAGTATTGGATCTTCACTGACCTTAGGCAAAAGGTATATGACCTTAGGCTGACAGAAGCGGAGGTTGAGAAGCGTTTAAATAAAATGATCCGTATGTGGTCTGAGCGAGTACAACGAGGAGAGGTCATACCTAAACCCACGTTAAGACTTGAAGATAAAACCAGACCAAGACCTGCATGGATGGATTTATTAGAAAATGCTGATAAACGTAAACATAAATCGGCATAAGGTTTATTGGATATCAAAATCCTTAGCGTAATAAACACTGGTGAGTTTTATTTGTTGTAGGTATGCGATTGGGTGTCTGAGTAGTGAAAACAGCGTATAGACGATTTGAGAGTGTTTTAAGTGGGTATGAGTTTAATTAAAAACTCTGTTTTTTTATACTTGAAAACATAACCAAATTGGATATATTAACCATAATGATTAATCTCTTAAGGGTTATCGTATATGAAATTTATGCAGGATTTTGTTGTTGAAATATTACATGACAAGAAAAAACCGTTATCAGTTAACGAAATAACCGAGATTGCCTCAGAGCTTGATGGTAAGAAAAATCGCTCAACGACCAATTATGCGTTGATCAAGTTGGTTGAATGCGCGGTTGTTGAGCGCAAAGCGGTAGTCGGCATTGGTTATATATACACGCTAGCACCTGATTACATGGAGCGTCTACGTGATTTAGATATCAAAAAAGAAGCATCACTGATGACCAAGAAGCCAGCAAAACCTACGGATAAGCATGTTATCTGTCAGAAAGGCTCACTAACCTACGTCAGAAAGAGCTTACCACCGTTACAGCATGGAAAGATTGCTGATATTCATAACCGTATGAACGCAATGCTGATGGCGGTACGCGCATGAAACAGCAAATTTATTATATCAATCCTGTACCAAAGCCACGTATGACACAGCGTGACGCATGGAAGAAAAGACCCGTTGTCGTTAAGTACCACGCTTTTTGTGACGAGATGAGGGCTAACCGTTTTACGTTACCGGAAAGCGGTGCTCACCTAACGTTTGTTATCCCTATGCCTAAATCATGGAGCAAGAAGAAACGCATTGAGATGAATGGTAAACCCCACCAGCAACGTCCTGATGCCGATAACCTGATTAAAGCCGTTATGGACGCTATCTTTGATGAAGATTGCAGGGTGTGGAATATCAGCGCGTCAAAGCTTTGGGGTGAACAGGGAAAGATAGGGGTAACGTTACCTGAAAATACAGAAAATCATGAACTTATTACCATTCGTTAAGTTCGTGACTGAGTTAATTAATCGTTGAATGAGTTTGGGAAGAAATTATGAGCCAAGAAATTGATGCTATTAGGCTTTGTTACGACATTCTTGATGGTTCTGTATCGCCAGAAAATATCTCATCAGAAGAGGTATATGCCATTTGTACATATCTCGATGAGGTAGTACGTGAAAATCTCACATTTACTCAACAAAACCCTGTGGCATTTATGGATAGCGAAGGTGAAGTAATTAGTGCAGTCAAGAAAGAGTTTGAACAGTTAACTGCAGGTAATCACATAGGTTTCGATATTCCGTTAATTCAAATAAACAAACAATCGTGACATGTCACGCAAGAGGATTTTTAGATGAGCATAATTTTTCACAAAAATAGAAACTGGCTACAAACTCCACAGATTACAGCTCATGGATTGCTAATGGATAGCAAGCGCAGATCCATTTCAATGTCAGGGGAAAAACGCCTTGCTCGTAAAATTCGCAGTTGTTATCCAAGAGGGAAAGCATACGACAATTTAGAGCGAATCGAATATTTTAGTAAGCGAGGTTATTAGATGAAATGGCATCAGAAGGCACTCGTCAGGGTATTTAGTAGCAACATTCTTACATTTCTATTTCAACTCATTGCTTGGTGTTCAGTATCGCTTTTAATCGCGATAGATAAATTAGGCGAGTTTAATCTTCATGTTTATCTAGGTGCATTACCAATAGTGATTATTCAGGCATTAGTGATGACCTATCTAATCAGGTGGGCGTTTAAATTTTGTATGAAAAATATTGATATCAAAGGAGGCATCTAATGCAGGGAACTAATTGGGTTAAGGTGAGTGAGAGATTACCTGAAATGGACACGCCAGTAATTGCTGGGTGGTTCAGAGGTGAAGAGTTTGTATACCACGTTTTTATGCGTTCTGATACATGCGGAGAAGGTTGGACATGGTCAATATCATTCGATAATTACATAAGTTGCGGTGAGGATTTCATAGAGGATGATGACTATTCAATGATAACTCATTGGCAACCAATGCTTAGCCCACCAATGCCAGAGGGTGAATGATGAACGAGCGCAAATTAAGACTTGAGGCTGTGAAAATTTGGCAAGAGCTAATTTTACAAGCTAAGCGAAAATACCAATGGTGGGAGTTGTAGCAGCATGGAACAGGAGAGCTAACAGTGAGTGATAAGTTAAAGTGTCGTCGTTGCCGTAAAGTTTCAGAGATGAAGGAGCTATTAAATGGCTAAATCACCCGCTGAACGTAAAGCATCTCAACGTAAGCGCCAAAAGGAACTTGGCGTAACAAAGATTGAATTGCTGGCGGATAATCAAGAGTTGGAGATGTTACAGCGTAATTGTGTTCTGCGTATGCCTGGTCGTGAACCGTATGATATTGTTGAATACTTGCAGATGCTTATTCGCAAAGATGATGCGGAGTATAAGCGACAAGCAGAGGAACTATCTAAGCGCAAGTGTGAGCGTTGTGGCGAACAGTTACCCGTTCAGCAATGCTGTTTATCTGGTGATGCTAAGTGTTGGGTAACTTGTGGATATCGCGAATTACAGCTTAACTTGGTTGACAAAACGATAGCAAAATAGAAATTTGGTTGACGCGATTTTGTCAACCAGATAGCCGTCGGGTGTTCCTTTCTATTTTAATTCCCTCGAATACTGGGGTTTTAAATTGGTGCATTAATACCTAATTAGATTTGAATGTTATATTTTGAATGGCCATAATAACCAAAGAGGTGATGATTATGACTATCAAAAGACCAAGAAAGAAACCTGCACGACAGCCAACGCCTATCAACGACAAGATGGAACGTTTCTGTCAGGAATATATCAAATCACCCGATAATCAAACTGATGCTGCAATCTCTGCTGGATATGCATCTGGCAGTGCTTGCAAACGCGCATCACAGCTAATGGCTGATCCCCGTATTCAAGAGCGTATCGCACAACTTATGCAACAGCGTAATAAACGCACCAAGATGAGTGCAGACAATGTACTTAAGCGTTTGGTTGATATGCTTGATGCAGATATTGCTGATATTCTCAATGAGAAAGGCGATATTAAACCAATATCTGAATGGTCACCTATTTGGCGTAAAAGTGTTGCTGCATTCGATATCATTGATATTGACGGTGATACACGCATTAAAAAAGTGAAGTTGCTGGATAAAATCAAGGTGCTTGAGTTGATTGGTAAGCACGTTGATATCAATGCCTTTAGAGACAGAGTACAGGTTGATGTAAACGTATCATTGGCTGATAAGTTGGCATCTGCTCGTAAACGAGCTCAGCAAGGGGGCGTTGAGTAATGTCAGAAGCTTTGCAGAAGTCACCAGAAGAGCAACTCATTGAAGATATCGCATCATTTACGCATGATCCATTAGGTTATGCGTATTACGCGTTTCCGTGGGGGGAAGCTGGTGGAGAGCTTGAAGAATATAATGGTCCTCGTCAGTGGCAAGCCGAAGCATTAAATGAAATCGGTGAACATCTACGCAATCCAAAGACACGCCACCAGCCATTGTTACTTGCTCGTGCTTCTGGGCATGGTATCGGCAAATCTGCCTTTATTTCAATGATCATCAAGTGGGGTATGGATACCTGCGAAGATTGTAAGGTTGTCGTCACGGCTAATACCGAAAATCAGCTACGTACTAAAACGTGGCCAGAAATAGCGAAGTGGCAACGCCTATCACTGACTAATAATTGGTTTACTTGCACTAAGACAGCTATCTACTCAAACGATCCTAATCATGCTAATGCTTGGCGTGCTGATGCGGTACCTTGGTCAGAGAACAATACAGAGGCATTCGCAGGGCTTCACAACAAAGGCAAGCGTATTATTTTAGTGTTTGATGAAGCGTCTAACATTGCCGATCTGGTATGGGAAGTCGCAGAAGGGGCGTTAACGGATGAAGGAACAGAAATTATTTGGATAGCATTTGGTAACCCAACCCGTAACACAGGGCGTTTTCGTGAGTGCTTTCGTAAGTTTAAACATCGTTGGAACACCAAGCAGATTGATAGCCGTACCGTTGAAGGTAGCAACAAAGAGCAGATTAAAAACTGGGAAGAGGACTACGGCGAAGATAGCGACTTCTTTAAAGTCCGTGTTCGTGGTGTATTCCCGTCAGCATCAGAGTTGCAGTTTATTCCAACAGGATTAACGGATGAAGCCATGAAGCGCATTATCACACAGGCAGAAGTTGCTCATGCTCCAGTAATTATTGGTGTTGACCCCGCCTATTCAGGTATTGATGATGCAGTCATTTATTTACGCCAAGGTTTATTCAGTAAGTGCTTGTGGACGGGCTTTAAAACAACTGATGATGTTGTTATGGCAAAGCGTATTGCTGACTTTGAAGATCAATACAAGGCTGACGCTGTGCATATCGACTTTGGATATGGTACTGGTATTCACTCTATTGGAACAAGTTGGGGGCGCGTATGGCGTTTAGTTAAGTTTGGTGGTGCATCAACAGATCCACAAATGCTAAACAAACGCGGTGAAATGTATAACAGCGTTAAGACATGGCTAAAAATTGGTGGGGCTATTGATGATCAGGAAACCGCAGATGATTTGTCATGTGGTGAATACAAAGTTCGTGTTATCGATAGCAAGATTGTACTAGAAGATAAAACAGAAATTAAAAAGCGTCTTGGTCGTTCACCCGGTAAAGGTGATGCGCTTGCACTGACATTCGCCTATCCAGTCACCAAAATAGATAGAAATTACTCTTCACCTCATTCTGGCGTTAATGTCAGCAATTCAGATTACGATCCATTTGCATAAAAAAAAGCCCTCTGGAGTAGAGGGCAAACAGTCCTAAGGTAAAGCACGCTGTCGTGGTAACAATACCGAGAAAAATGCAGTGGCATCGCATAACCAAAATGGTAGTTATAATTTTCAATATTGTCAAATAGCATGTATTATTAATTTAATATGCAATATTGGTTAATTTAATCTATGGGTGAATTATGTGCGGATTAGGCTCAACTCCAAAAATTACTACTCCTCCACCAGTTCAGGCAGCACCTCAAGAACAAGATGCGGCAGTAACGGGTAGTCGTGATGATGAAATGCGTCGTCGCCGTGCAGCCGCAGGTCGTAAGTCTACGTTACTAACAGGTGCGCAAGGTGCGACAAGTTCAGCATCCACTAGCGGTAAAACCTTACTTGGTCAATAAGGGGTGACTATGTCAACGCCATTGAAACAACAGCTACTGCAACAACTTAATCAGTTGGAAACAGAGCGTAGCTCATTTGAACCGCATTGGCGTGAATTGTCAGATTTCACTCGTCCTCGTAGTACGCGCTTTACTGCATCTGAGGTTAATCGAGGTGATCGCCGTAATAGTAAGATCATTGACCCTACGGCGTCTTTAGCTTCATCGGTGCTTTCAAGTGGCATGATGTCAGGCATTACAAGTCCTGCTCGTCCTTGGTTTCGTTTAGCGACACCTGATCCTGATTTAATGGATTATGGCCCTGTAAAACTTTGGCTAGAAACCACAGAACAACGCATGAACGAAGTGTTCAATCGTTCTAATCTCTATCAGTCATTACCGTTGATGTATGGTGATTTAGGTACTTTCGGCACTGCTGCAATGGCGGTTGTTGAAGATAGTCAGCGTATTATTCGTACCGTTCATTTCCCCCTTGGCAGTTATTACATTGCGAATAGCCCAAGCCTGAGTGTTGATGTTTGTTATCGCAAATTTACGATGACCGTTCGCCAGTTGGTGATGGAATTCGGGATTGATAGCGTCAGCGATACTGTTAAATCAATGTGGAATTCAAGCCAGTACAGCCAATGGGTTGAAGTGGTTCATGCTGTATATCCAAACCTTGAACGACAAACAGGAAAGTTAGAGGCGAAGCATAAGCCTTTTAAATCCGTTTATCTTGAAGTGGCTGGCGATAACGAGAAAGTGTTACGTGAATCTGGTTATGATGAATTTCCTATTATGGCGCCACGCTGGGAAGTGAATGGTGAAGATGTTTACGGTTCATCTTGCCCTGGCATGTTGGCGTTAGGTGGTACTAAAGCACTTCAGTTAATGCAAAAGCGTAAAGCGCAGATGATTGATAAGCTGACCAATCCACCTTTACAAGTGCCAGCCTCATTAAAAAACCAACGGGTAAATACTATACCCGGTGGCATTAACTATCTTGATGAGGCAAATCCTACTAATAAAATTCAAACGATTTTTGATGTTCAACCTGTAGCATTGAAAGCATTACTTGAAGATGTTCAAGATACTCGTCAACTGATTGATACCGCTTACTTTGTTGATTTATTCCGCATGATGCAAATGGTGAATACGCGCTCTATGCCGATTGAAGCCGTTGTTGAAATGCGTGAAGAGAAGCTATTGCAATTAGGGCCTGTTCTGCAACGCCTTGATTCTGAGTTACTCGACAAACTGATTAATCGCACTTTCTCAATCTTGGTAAACAAAAATTTACTTCCCATTGCGCCTGATGAAATGCAGGGAATGGATCTAAAGGTTGAGTACATTTCTGTAATGGCTCAGGCACAGAAATCGATTGGCGTTGGCAGTATCGAACGCTTTGCTGGCTTTGTTGGCAATCTGGCAAAAGTTAAGCCTGAAGCCCTTGATAAGCTTAATGCTGATGATGCCATTGATAATTATGCGTCTGCTATTGGTGTCTCTCCAACTATCGTTGCAACCAATGAGCAAGTACAAGCCATACGTCAACAAAGACAAGCACAGCAACAACAAATGGCTCAGATGCAAATGGCGCAGTCTGCTATTGATGGTGCTAAAACGCTCAGTGATACCAATCTTGATAATGATAGTGCCTTGTCCGCTATGGCTGGTGGAGGTGCTCAATGACACATCCATTCGATGCGTATGAAGACGAGAGAATTGCTCGCACTGAATACGATATTCAACAAAAAAATAGGCAAGAGAAAGAAGAACAACAGCTAAAAGAGGTTATGTCCACAGAAGCGGGGCGTGCTGTTATTTGGCGTTTGATTTCTGACTCTGGCGTATTTCGTAGCTCTTTTTCTAATGATCCCTATGCAATGGCATTTAGAGAGGGCGAGCGTAACTATGGATTAAAAGTTTTCAATCAATTACACCAAGTTTGCCCTGAGCTTTATGCGCAAATGGCAAATGAAGCAACTACACCAAGCGTTTAACAAGGGGAGAAACAGTCATGAACTTATGGCAGAAATTAATTATGCGTCGTTTGTATAACGAGCAACACAGCGAGGGAGGTGAAGGCGGTGGCGGTACAGCAACGGAACCTACTCAAGAAACATCAGCAACAGATAAAAATGAGCCACCAGCAAATAGTGATGATCCTACTAAAAGCACTGAAAAAGAGAATGGTGGAGAGCAGGGCAAGCCGGCTGATAAGAAAAATGATGCCAATAAATCAGATGTAGGTGCGCCTGAAAAGTATGAATTTAAAGCACCAGAAGAAGGGCAAGAGCTTGATAAAGGTGCATTAGAAGTCTTTGAGCCGATTGCTCGTGAGCTGAATTTAAACAACGAACAAGCGCAAAAACTGGTTGATGTTTATGGCTCTAAAATCATGCCTGCTATTCAGAAACAAATCAATGATGGTTGGCAAAAGCAGACTGAGCAATGGGCTAAAACTGTTAAAGCAGATGAAGAATTAGGATCAAATGAGTCTATTGGTGCAGCACAAAAGGCATTAGATACCTATGGTTCTGATGATTTGAAATTGTATTTAACAGAAACAGGGTTAGGTAATCACCCAGAGATTATTCGGGCTTTTGCCAAGATAGGCAAAGCAATGTCAGAGGACGGTCTTGTCACTGGCAACAGTAACGGCAGTAAAAGTGCTGCTGATGTTTTATTTGGATAACAAAGAGGAAATAACATGCCTGCTTTAACTCTCGTTGATTGGGCTAAACGACAAGGCCCTGACAGCAAGCAAGCGAAGATCGTCGAATTGCTGAATCAGTCTAATGAAATTCTTGATGATATGGTTTTCGTTGAAGGTAATTTACCAACGGGTCACCGTACAACCGTTCGTACTGGTTTACCATCTGCAACATGGCGTTTGCTTAATTATGGTGTACCGCCAAGCAAATCAACCACAGCACAGGTTACTGATGCGATTGGTATGCTTGAAACCTATTCTGAAGTTGATAAAGATCTTGCTAACTTGAACGGGCAAAAGAATGAATTTCTATTGTCTGAATCAATTGCATTCTTAGAGTCAATGAACCAGCAAATGGCTGAAACAGTTATTTATGGTGATGCTACGGTTCATCCTCAGCGCTTTACGGGATTAGCTGCACGCTTTAACGATATGAAAGCAAAGAATGCAGTCAATATCATTGATGCTGGTGGTACTGGAAGTAACTTAACTTCTGTGTGGTTAGTGGTATGGGGTGAAAACACTGTCCACGGTATTTTCCCTAAAGGTTCTAAAGCAGGTTTAGAGCAAAACCATTTAGGTGAAGTTACTTTAGAAGATGAGAACAAAGGTAAATACCAAGGCTTTCGTACTCATTTCCAATGGAAAAATGGTATCTCAGTTCGTGACTGGCGTTATGTTGTCCGTATCGCCAATATTGATTTATCCAAAATTGGTAAAGATCCAGAAAAAGCGGACACACTCGATTTACCAGACTTGTTTATTCAAGCAATTGAGAAGATCCCCAACCTCTCTATGGGGCGTCCTGTTTTTTATTGTAACCAGCAAATCCGTAGCTGGATGCGTCGCCAAATTAAAAACAGTAAAAACGTCAATATTTCTATGGCAGAAGTTGCCGGTAAGAAAGTTGTTTCATTCGATGAAATTCCTGTTCGCCGTGTTGATGCCATCTTAACGACTGAAGATCAGGTGAAATAAGTTATTGCGGTGTCGTTTAACGGCTCCGCTAACTTTCATTTATTTGGAGATAGTCAAAATGATTTTAGATAAAGAAACGCTTTTTTCACTGGATCAGGCTGTTACTGCATCTGCTGTAAGTAAGCAAATTATCGACTTAACGCCAGTGCATGGTGCATTTCGTGATATCGGTATTGGTGAGCCATTAGAGCTGTTTGCACAAGTGACTGAACAGGCTAAAGCAGCAGGTGAAGCGACTGTTCAAATTAAGTTAGAAACCGCGACAGACGATAAATTCTCTGATGCTAAATCTATCTTTGAATCTGTGGCAATACCAATTGCTGATTTAAATGCAGGTAAACGTATTGTGGCGAAAGTACCTCAAGGCGTTCTGAAGTACCTGCGCCTGCAATATGTTGTTGCAGAAGGGCCATTAACGGCGGGTAAGTTCACCGCGGGCATTAACCTAACTGTTGATGCTCATCCTATTTACGATGCTGTAACTCAATAAGGTGTGACATGTCACGATATAAGGTTTTAAAAAAATCATTTATCGCTGGGCGTCTACTTGAAATCGGTGAAGAGGTTGAGTACGACGGTATAGCTGGTGATAACTTAGCGTTAATTGGTGGCGCTGATGCTCGACTTAATACTCATAGTGTGGCTGATGGAGCTGGTGATAATACTGGTGAAGGAATAAGTAATATTGCTGTTAGCGGTTCAGGTGTGGCAATTGATTCAAGCCTTGATGCGCTTCGTGAGCAATATACCCAGCTATTTGGTAAAGCACCTCATCACAATATGGGCGCAGATAAAATGCGCACCGCAATAGATGAAAAGCGGAAAGAACTTGGGGTTTAACCCCCGATGATAAAGGGGGCGAAAGCCCCTTTTTTATTTTCTACCTGAGCCGAGAGATATCCAATGAAACTAATCAATCTAAAAACCAGCACAGAAACGTATGAAAATGCCAAAGGTGAAAAAGAAACTCGTGAAGAATATCCATACGGGCTACGTATTTCACTTGAAAACGACACAATAGAAAAATTAGGTGTTTCTATTCCTGATGTTGGTGAAAGTATTGAGCTGTCTGCTGTTGCCAAAATACTGTCTAAATCCATTAATGAACGTGAAGGTAAGAAGTCAGTATATGTAGAGTTACAAATAACCGATCTGGCTCTAGGTGCAGGCGACACAAAATCAACGGCAGATGTTCTTTTTGATGGGGGTGAGTAATGGCCTCAGAAATTGAAATTTGCAATATTGCATTAAGTCGCATTGGTAATAGTCGTTCAATTAATAGCATGACTGAAGCCAGCAAAGAAGCCGTTCAATGTAACCTTCATTATGCGCAATGCCGTGATAGTGTGCTTGCCGATTTTCCTTGGAACTTTGCGACTAAAAAGGTGGCATTAGCCAATACAAATAATCCCCCACCTAATTGGGCGTATGCCTATCGCTATCCTAATGATTGCCTAAAAGCCATTGGTATTGTCGAACCTCATCAAAAGTACCGTAGACCAGATACAGCAATCCATTTTCATGTTGGTTCAGATGAAAACGGTACTGGTCGATTAATTTTTACTGATCACCCTAGCGCATGGCTTGAGTATGTTGCACGTATTACTGACGTCAATATGTTTGATGCGTTATTTAAAGATGCGCTTGCATGGCGTTTAGCGGCTGAATTAGCTCGTCCATTGGCATCAAATGCGGGTATTGGTGGTGAGGCATTACAAATTTACCAAGGTGTTATTAAAAGTGCGGCCGCACATTCATTAAGTGAGTCAGCAGAGCCAACTGATTATATGGATGAATTCACACAAGCGAGGTTGTCATAATGCCATTTAGTCTTATTCAACCTAGTTTTTCAGGCGGTGAAATTGCACCAAGCCTATATGGTCGTGTTGACCTTGCGAAGTATTCAACTGCACTGCGCAAGTGCCATAACTTTATTGTTCGTCAATATGGTGGCGTTGAGAATAGACCAGGCACACGATTTATTGCTGAAACAAAGTATCAAAATAAGAAGTCTCGCCTTATTCCTTTCCAATTCAGCACCGTACAAACCTACGCGTTAGAGTTTGGTGATCGTTATATTCGCGTATTTAAAGATGGTGGGCAGGTTCTCTATGCTGATGGTGAACATAAAGGCGAAGTGTTTGAATTATCTACACCTTATAAAGAAGCTGATTTGTTTGATTTGAAGTATACGCAATCAGCCGATGTTATGACGATTGTTCATACTGATTATCCACCAATGGAGTTACAGCGTTACGATCATGATGATTGGAAATTAGTCTCCGTTGAAACCAAGAACGGCCCCTTTGAAGATATCAATACCGATAAGGCAATGAAAGTTTATGCCAGTGCAAGCACGGGGCAAATTACGTTAACCTCTACGCATGATATTTTTGGTACCGAGCAAATAGGTAAACAGTTCTATTTAGAGCAACGTGATATTGATGCGGTTCCTGTCTGGGAAACAGATAAAACAACCAACCTCAATGATCAACGTCGTGCTGACAGTAACTACTATCGTGCCAATAGTGGCGGTAAAACAGGAACACTAAGGCCGTCTCACACGGAAGGAATGAGCTGGGATGGTTGGGGTGGTGATACAGGGATCCAGTGGGAATATCTGCATAGTGGTTTTGGTATCGTAAAAATTGAAACTGTAAGTGAAGATGGTAAAACAGCCACAGGAAAGGTGATCTCTTATATTCCATCCAATGCCGTTGGTGAAGATAATGCAAGCCATAAATGGGCGCGTGCAGTGTGGAATGATGTCGATGGTTATCCAAGCACCGTTGTTTATTATCAACAACGTTTATTCTTTGCTAGCTCTCGTGCCTACCCGCAAACGATATGGGCCAGTCGTAGCGGTGACTATAAAGACTTTGGGCGCAACAATCCTATTCAAGATGATGATCGCATTATCTACACGTATGCAGGTCGTCAAGTTAATGAAATTCGCCATTTGATTGATGTCGGTTCGCTGGTGGCATTGACCTCTGGTGGTGAATATCAAATCACAGGCGATCAGAACAAAGTGCTTACACCTTCCAGTTTTTCAATGTCATCACAAGGTGCTAACGGTTCAAGTGATTTACCGCCAATCTCTGTTGCGAACATTGCGCTTTATATACAAGAGAAAGGTAGTGCTGTGCGTGATTTATCGTATTCCTTTGATGTCGATGGGTATCAAGGCACTGACTTAACTATGTTGGCAAATCACCTATTTCAACGTCACCGCATTGTTGATTGGTCATTTACTACGGTTCCATATTCTATTGCATGGTGCATTCGTGACGATGGGTTAATGCTGGCTTTAACCTATTTAAGAGAACAGCAAGTTTTTGCATGGGCGCCACAATCGACAGAAGGGAAATTTGAGTCAACGTGTTCGATCAGTGAAGGCAATGAAGATTCAGCCTATTTTATTGTTCAACGCACAGTAAACGGTAAACAGGTTCGGTATGTAGAGCGCTTGGCTAGCCGTTTATTTACTCGCACAGAAGATGCTTTCTTTGTGGATTCTGGCTTAAGTTATGACGGTAGAAATACTGATATATCACAAACAGCAACTATCACTGGTGGAGCGGGTGAGTGGAACTATCAAGAAAACTATCCATTAGTGATTTCAGGCGATCCAGTTTTTAGTGCTTCTGATATTGGTAGTGCCGTCAATATTCCTTATTTTGAAGATAATGAACATAAAGAGCTTCGCTGTAAGATTGTTCAATATATATCTGCAAATCAAGTGGTTATTTCTGCTAATCGCAATATTCCACCAGCATTACAAAATACACCCACTACTGAATGGAGCATTGCCCGCTATCGCTTTGCTGGCTTAAATCATCTTGAAGGTAAGACAGTTAATATTCTCTCTGATGCTAATGTTTCACCTCAGGCTATTGTCACCAATGGTGCAGTGGAAATTGATACGCCATCAGCCGTAGTGCATATCGGATTACCTATTACCAGTGAATTAGAAACACTTGATATCCATATTAATGGGCAAGAAACATTACTTGATAAGAAGAAACTTATTAAGGTTGCCAGCTTAATTGTAAATAGTAGTCGGGGTATTTGGGCTGGTACTGAAAAAGAACGGTTATATGAGTATCCTCAACGTCAATTCGAGTTTTACGACAATCCTGTTGATGATGCCACAGGCATTGTTGAAATTAATTTAGATGCAGATTGGAGTAAAAATGGACGTGTCTTTATTAGACAGGTTGACCCGTTACCGTTAGCGGTGCTCTCTGTTATTCCGCGTATTGATGCTGGTGGTTTCTAATATGAAAAAACATCATGTACAAATTATTCCTGCTACTCATGAACATATTGTTCGTTTATTACCACATGTAAGACAAGCTGATGTTGATGAGTTCTACGCTATGTCAATGCAAACACCTGAGCAGGTATTACGGCATGGCTTATCTGTTTCTACTAAAGCCTATGCCGGCATTATTAATGATGAAGTCGTGACTATTTTTGGTGTTGCTTCTGGCTCATTACTTACTGGTTTAGGTATCCCTTGGCTAGTGGGGACTGATTTATTAGAGCAACACCAGAAAACCTTTCTACGGCGCTGTAAACCCATCTTAAAACAGATGTTAGGGCAATATCCAACACTGATGAATTATGTCGATGAACGTAATCATATTGCTAAGGCTTGGCTCCATTGGTTGGGGTTTCATATTGAGGAAGCAAAGCCAGCAGGTTTACTTCAGTTACCTTTCCATCGTTTTACTTTGAGGGCTAAATAATGTGTGAACCAACAACATTAGCGGCTGCAGTAATTGGTACTTCTGCATTGCAAGCATACGGACAATATACCGATGGTAAATTTCAAGCATCAGTGGCTAATCAAAATGCCAAAATTAATGAAGATGCTGCACTTGATGCGATCAATAAAGGCAACGCTCAGGCACAAGAACAGCGTAGACGTACTCGCCAATTAGCCGGCACACAGGCGGCAACAATGTCAGCCAGTGGCATTGATTTAAGCACGGCAGGGGCTTTAGATGTTTTGGGGGATACTGCCGCGATGGGTGAGCTTGATGCGTTAACTATGGTTAATAACGCTTCTCGTGAAGCGTATGGCTATCGTATGCAAGCTGAGAATGATCGCCTTAATGCAAAGATGGCAAGACGCTCAGGCAATATGGGGGCAATGACAACGTTATTAACAGCACCTATTCAAGCTTATGGCGCGTATCAGCTGGCTGGTGGTACATGGAGTCCATTCGGTGGTGGTGGCTCAGGTGCTGCGAAAGCGGGTAAGACATTTGCTAAAGCACCAAAAGGATTTTAATTATGCCAAAGGTACCTACATACGATAATAGAACGGTTATGCCTGAGCAGTTACCGAATAATGGGTTTTCTGTTCAATCATCACCTGATGCTTTTGGCGCTGGCTTTGGTCGTGTTGGTGAGCAATATGTCGGTTTATTTGCAGAAGCAAAACAAAGAGCTAATGTTGCACTAGCGCAAGATGCCGCATTACAGCTACGACAAAAAGCCAACGAACTGATGACCGATCCACAAAATGGATTACTTTCTCAGCAAGGTAAAAATGCGATTGGCAAAGCGTCTGAGTATGAGCAGTCATTTCGTGATTATGCTGGTGAAATATCATCAACATTACCTGACGATATTGTGCGACAAAGCTTTATGCAACAAGCGCAAGAAATGAGTGTTCAGTTTGCATCACAAGCGAATCGTCATGAGATGGGGCAAATCAAAGCTTATGAACAAGATCAGTTTCAATCAACGTTAACATTAAATGCAGAGTCTGCCGCATCAATGTACGGTGATAATCAGGCTTATATTTCTGCACATAAACAAGTGTTTCAGCAAATAGAAGAGTTTGGATTATCACACGGTTGGGGTGAAGAGCAGATCCTCGCCAAGAAACAAGAATTCAAAGTAGCGACTGCACGTAAAGCGATTGAAAACCAACTCGGTGCTGATTATATGGGGTTCTTAGAACAAAATGGAGAACCTTCAAGCCTCGGTACGGTAAGCAGAGCGCCAACTAATAATGTACCAAATGATGGAGTAAGAGGGGTTAGAAACAACAATCCTGGTAATATTCGTATATCTAGTAATAAATGGGTAGGGCAAACCGGTGATGATGGTGCATTTGCTAAGTTTGCCACACCTGAGCACGGTATTAGAGCATTAGGTAAAAATCTACTTTCTTATGCTCGACAAGGGTTTGTTACACCAGAGCAGATCATTAATCGTTGGGCGCCACCAGAAGATAATAATGATACTCAGGCATACATTGAGTATGTATCTGATTACCTTGGTGTTGCACCTAATCAACCATTAGATTTAACGAATCTCGATACCTTAACGCATTTATCGACAGCGATAATGTATAAAGAGAATGGGCGTAACCGTGTTAATTACACTGATGAGCAGATAGCAACAGGCATACAGTCAGCACTTGGTTTTGTTGAATTGCAAGCGACATCTGAAGCACCAAAACTATTAACTGGATCTGCCGCTTTCGATGCTTTAGATGAAGCTGACCAAGCAAAATATTTACGACAAGCAGAACAGCTACGTAAGCAAAAGCAAGGTGAGTTACAGCAACAATTCGGTACTCGTGTCGCTGACTCTTACGCAGCATGGGAAAGAGGACTTGAAGCACCTAATGCGCCTACTCATGATGAATTAATCTCTGTGTTTGGCTATGACAAAGGTTCTGCTATGTCTGCCGATATGCAAGAAGCTAAGCGTTATGCTGGTTTTATGTCAGCAGCTAAAGAGATGTCTCCACAAGCACAGCAAGCTTTGTTATCACAAATTAGACCTCAAACGGGTGAAGCAAACTACGAAAGCAAAATTCAACGTTGGGAGAAATTTGGTAAGTTCGTTGAAGGCAATATCAAGGAACAAGATAAACAGTTTGCTGCTAACCGATTACAGCTTTCCATTCAAAATAACTTTCCGCTTGATCCTAATGATAAGAATAATCAGCAGGCAGCAGATGATTACTTTGAACAACATATTCAGCAGAGCTTTAATTTACGTGATGATAATAGCTTAAATGCCGTTGCTGAACTTACTGCAAGAACAGGGATTATCCCATCACAAGTTAAGTCTGTATTGAATATGGGGGCAACATCTAAAGATCCTGAAGTTGTTCTTCCTATCGCGAAAATGTATGGGCAGATATTTGATAATAATCCGGCATCAGCAACTGATATTCCATCAAGCACAATGGCGTATTACTCAAAAGTATATAGTTTAAGTCGAGCTGGTATGCATGATGAGAAAGCGGTAGAAACTGCATTTAAGACGACATTTGAACAAGATGAACGTACTAAGCAAATGATCGCTTCTCAAATCAGGGATAAAGGATATATCAAGGATAGAGATAAAGCGGCGCAATCTAATATCAATGATTTTTACCCTTGGTATAAACCATTTTCTTCACCAAGCGTTAGTAAGCCTGGTACTCAAAATGGTGCTTACTTACGTGACTATCAAACGCTGTATGACGCTAACTTTGCTGAAACAGGCGGTGACGCAGAACTCGCCAAGAAAATGACTAACGCTCAAATTAAAAGAACGTGGGCGGTATCTAATATCAATGGCAGTGAAGAAGTTATGCGTTATGCACCAGAAGCCGTATACGGTATTAATGAATCAGGTGCTGGAAACTGGATCGCTGGCCAATGGGAGGAAGAGAAAAAGCAATTAATGTCTAAGTCATTTGGTGGTGCTTCTTCTGGCACTGAAATCGTTATTGTCTCTGATGCAGTGACACCAAGAGATTACAGCTACGGCATAATGATAAAACAAACCGGTAGTGATGATATCCCTATCTATCGTCCATACACGGGAGATAACGGCTTGCCTATTCGCTTTAAACCAGAACAGTCATCATCACCAATGTACAAAGAGGTAATGGAAAAACGTCAGCAAAGCGTTAAGGAAGCACAGGATAAAAGGGAACGAGAAGAAGCATTGGATAAATCGCGCTCAGAATTTGATGAACGTCGTCAAAGTATCCGTGAGCAATATAAAGAAGCTCACAATGAGCGAGTAAATAAATTCAATAATTATTTTTCTTGGGATAAAAACTGATGCCTATTTACGAACAACAACCTGATGATATTTTATCTGCGGATATTAATGCTGTTCAGCAAACTGAACCTACTTACGGTGATAATGTTTCACCGTCTTGGTATGACCCTATTAATCCGCTTGATGATAGAAGGCAAACTAAAGAATTACGTGATGCGGCGTTTCGTATCGATAACTCAGTGGGTAGTTTGATTGCTACTGCACCTTTTAATCAATTTGAAGATGTAGAAGGCTATAACCCATTTGAAGATGAATTAACGCTTTCAGGTTATGAAGATTATGCCGATGCCTTTATTCATTCAAACTCTCCTCAAGAAACCGCCGCAATAAAACAACGCATTGATCGTGAGAAGAACGACAGACAACAATTAATGGATTCAGGCGGTGCCGGTATTGTGAGTAGTATAGCAATGGGGGTTATTGATCCAATTAATGTTGCTGCAATGATGATACCAGGTGGTGCAATAGTAAAAGGCGGTAGTGTTGGTGCAACAGCAGGTAAGTTTGCGCTAGCAAATACCGCTGGTGGCGTAGCTTCTGAAATGGCATTACATAGCACCCAAGAAACACGAACATTAACTGAGAGTGCGATTAACGTTACGCTTGATGCCATGATTGGTGGAACCTTAGGTTCAGCCGCACAGTTAGTAAAAAACCGTGGTGAATTGGTAACAAAAGTAAGAAACGATTTAATTGGAGAACAACAATCAGGGCAACAAAATATTCCAAATAATATTCCTGATAATTCTAGTGTTGGTGCAATGGAAGTACCTAACACCACATTAGAACAAGAAACCTTAAAAGGGCCATCATTTATTAATCGTACGATGAATGTTAGCCCTGTTGGCCGTGTTGCTCAATCACCCTCTAAAACAGCGCGCCAAATTAACCAACAACTCACAGAAAATAACTTTACCTTTGCTAAAAATGAAGAAGGCATTGCGACATTTACCGCTGTTGAAACAAAAGTGAGAGGTTATGAAACACTTGTTTATAAGCAAGTAGAATCAACCAAAGACCACTTTAAACAATATCGTCAATCTGGTGGCCGTGATATGAGCTATTACCAATTTAGTGAAGCTGTTGGTGATGCTATGCGTAATGGTGATACTCATGCGATACCACAAATTGCAGAGGCGGCACGTTCTATTAGACCCATTGTTGAAGCAACCAAAGATAGAATGGTTGAATTAGGGATCTTGCGTGAAGGTGTAAAGGTAACAACTGCACAAAGCTACTTTCCTCGTATTTATAAATTCGACAAAATTTTAAATGATCGTACTGAGTTTAGGAAAATCATTGCTGACTGGTTAGAAGAGATTAATCAAACCTCAATAAATAAAGCCAAAGGTAGCCTTGATCGTGCTGAAATCGGAATTAATAAAGCGCGCAATGCATCACCACAAGCTGAACGTTTGGGGCTTGAAATTAAAGAAGCTGAGAGTTGGTCAGGTAAAAAATCTCTGTTGATGGACGATATTAATAAATATCAAAAAATCATTAATGAAAAGAGTGCGGTAGAAGTTGAGCTAAATTCACTATCTAACCTTGCTAAGTTAAATAAAACACAAACAAGAAGACAGGCAACATTACAAAGGAAATTACAGCGTATTAATGATGCTGAGAATAAATTACCTGCGTTACAACGTAGTGTTGATATTCTTGATAACCCTCGCAAGTTTAGAAATGAACATCGTCGTTTAACACGAACAGCGAATTCATTAACTCGCCATGACAGAATTAGGCAATCAGCATTAAATCGCATGACACCTTTAGAGCGCGAAGAGTTAGATGCGGCAGCAGATGATATTGTTAATAAAATTATTGGTGCCCCGTCTGGCATTGTACCCAGTGAGCTAATCCCTGATGGGTTAGTTAAACGCGCTGGTTTTACAAAAGATAGAACCCTAAACATTCCTGATGAACGCATTAAAGACTATCTCGAATCAGATGTTAACTATGTGATGGAAAACTATATTCGCCAAGTTGCGCCTGAAATTGAACTCACGGCTAAATTTGGCCGTGTTGATATGGATAATCAAATCAAAGCGATTACAGAGGAATACAACCAACTTATTGCTGATGCAACCACGCCTAAAGAACGCAGTCGATTAGAAGCACGAAGAGAGGCGGATTTACGTGATATTCGCGCGATGCGTGACCGTTTATTAGGTACTTATGGAGCACCTAAAGATCCCTCTAGTTTTTTTGTTCGTGCTGGTCGTGTGGCTCGTCACGTTAACTTCTTACGGTTATTAGGTGGCATGACAATATCATCGTTGCCTGATATGGCTCGCCCGATTATGCAACACGGTTTACGTAGTGCGTTAAAACCATTGGGTAAGATGCTAACTGATATCGGCGCTATGCGCATTGCTAAAGCTGATTTACGCGAAATGGGTATTGGTCTTGAATATGTATTATCAAGTCGTTCTAAGGTGATTGCTGACCTTAACGATCCATACAGCAGACGCAGCTATTTAGAACGTGGTTTACAGTGGTCATCACAGAAATTTGGCAACCTTACGTTGATGAATCAGTACACCGATACTATGAAAATGTGGTCTGGTGTTATTACTCAATCTAAGGTACTGAGAGCGGCAAATACTTTAGATGCTGGTGGTACGCTAAGTAAACAAGAAATAAAGAAACTGGCTCATATTGGTATCGATGAATCAATGCTAAAGCGTATAGCAGATCAGTTTAAGCGACATGGTGAAGACTTAGACGGTATGTTAACAGGGCATAGCCATTTGTGGGATGATCGTGTTGTGCGTGAAACTTTCCAAGCGGCAGTATTAAAAGATGTAAGAACTACAGTTATAACACCAGGTATTGGTGATACACCATTAATGATGAGTAGCGAACTAGGTAAGATAGTTATGCAGTTTAAAACCTTCTTCTTTGCTACTCACAATAGAGCGTTGGTCTCAGGCATACAATCGGGTGATGCATCATTCTATTATGGTGCATTGCTTCAGGTTGCACTTGGATCCCTAGTCTATGTTCTCAAGGCTAAAATGGCGGGGCGTGATATTAATACCGAACCGGCTAACTTAGTAAAAGAGGGTTTAGACTGGTCAGGAATGATGGGCTGGCTGGGTGAACCTAACAATGTATTAGAAAACCTTAGCGGTGGTACTTATGGTATGAGTGCCATGTTTGGTGGGCCACCAGCATCACGTTATCAAAGTCGTAATGGGATTGGTGCATTATTGGGTCCTACATTTGATCTCGGTGGTGATATTAAAAACATCACATCAGGTGTATTAAACGGTGAGTTTGATGATAGAGAAGTGCGATCTGTACGCAAACTATTACCTTTCCAAAACTTGTTTTATTTGTCACCATTATTGAATCAGGTTGAAGAACAGATGAAGTAACAAATAGCACCGCTTGAGCGGTGCTTTAATTTTTCACTTTCTCAATTCAGCTAAAATACATTCCACTAACGGTATTATATTTTTATTGCCTCTCATCTTCTGGACTATAAAATTTCTCATTGCGATAAGCTCTACAAGTGGAGCAGATACATCATGGCCATCATCTTCCATTTTTGTTAAAAGCGCTTCAAGACTTGATTTGGTAATTAACTTTTCAATCCCTTCATCGGTATTCACTACATCTGGATAGTTAGCTGGTGCAGGGTATTTATACTTCTTTTCCATGGCTAAAGTCCTCACTAATGAAAATAATTACGCAAACTATAATAATGTAAATGCATAAAAATGTTCATCTAAACGGTTAATTTAGTTTTCTATATGATAACCATTATTCCGAATATGGATATATTTTATAGTTAAACGTATCATATCCTCATTAACACCAGAGGAGATGAGCAATGACGGTATCTACTGAACTAAGCCATGAAGAGTATGTAGGTAATGGCGTAACAACGGATTTTGATTTCCGCTTCCGTATCTTTGAAAGCAAACATTTGATTGTTGTGGTTGCTGACAGCGAAGGCAATGAAACAACATTAAAGAATGGTACTGATTACACTATTGTGGGAGCTGGTTCTTATCATGGCGGTAAGGTGGTTTTAAATAAACCATTAGCTCAAGGCTGGAAGATATTATTAGAACGCGATTTACCTGTTGTACAAGAAACTGACTTACGTAATCAGGGGAAATTCTTTGCTGAAGTACATGAAGATGCTTTTGATTACCTAACAATGTTAATTCAAAAAGCATTGGGTACTTTCTCTTTAAGCTTACGCAAGCCTACCTATCTATCAAATTACTATGATGCCAAGGGCAATCGTATTGCTAATTTGGCACCACCTAAGTTCGGTAGTGATAGTGCTAATAAAGACTACGTTGATAACAGTATCAAGGACATTGATAGCAAGACGTTGCGAGTGAAAGATAAGCCGATTAATGCGTTACCAAATACTGAACAACGCGCCAATAAAATTTTAGCGTTTGATGATAATGGTCAGCCAATTACTGTTTTGCCTGAGAGTGGTTCAGCTTCTGATGTGTTGATTGAATTGGGTAAGCCTATAGGTGCTAGTTTAGTAGGTACTGAATCCGGTAAAACTGTACAAGAGGTTTTTTCTGAACCAGAATCTAATTATATAAAATCCGTAAAATGTAGATTACCAATGTATTTTAATGGGTACGATGATGCTCTAAATAAGATAAAAAGTGAAACAGACGGGAAAGGATCTATTAATCCTGACGGAATGAGTATAGATGAAGATGGAAACTATTTCATATCTTGCCCGACATCTATTAGTAATATGAAATCAGCCAGCTCGTTAGTAATAGTTTATTCGAAAAAAGGAGAAACACTGACGTATTTCTGGATGCCTCCTTTAACGTCAACATTGAGTTTTAGAGTTGATGGTTCGCTATCTAAAGGTTGGAAAATATTTGGAAGATCTTTAAATTCTTTGGATACTAATTATGGTGTAAGCTCTTTGATTTACTGGGAAATAAGCAGTTTACCAATAAAAGATGAAGTGTTAGATATATCAAATGCTACAATTACTAATTTTCCAGTTGGTCAATTATTCGACATAAAAGATAACTATGTAATATCAGTTATTACCCGCAAGGCTTTGGCAGCGGCTACATTTTGCAGAGTATCAGTATTTGATATTGATAAGCAAAGAATCATCGCTGAGTTTTTCATTCCGAAAACGATGATTGCGTATGATACTCAGACAGCATGGGTGGATAATGTGCAATATAGTGTTTCTGAAATTTATAAGAATACATGGAAAATACAAGATTTTGCGTACAATCATTTAAAAAATACATTTGTATTCAGTGTTGGCGGTGTCTATCAAAAAGATCATCCTTCCAATGGAAACCCTGATGATACTTATCATGATATTGGAGTTTTTGAAGTAAATACCCACGGTGAGTTATGTCGTAGTTCAGTTGTAAAAGTAGATGGTTTGATAAAAGAAATAGGCACACCACTATTATCTGGCGGAAAGCTAGAAATGGAAGGTGTTGCAGTGACAAATGATGGTGTAATGTCTTGTGCTGTATACAATACAACTACTGACATTAAAAACGCTGAATACTTAATTATTAAAGAGTTTGATAAAAATTCGAAAGACCAATTATCACTGGTCAAACATGCGTCTAAGCATGGTATATTTAGAGGCTTGAATTATGACGGATTGGTCGGTGCAAGTGGGAGAACATTAAATCCTATCACACATCTCCCTTTTGCAAATATCAATGATGTTTTAGATTCTATGGTGTTTTTAGATATACCAAAGATCTCCTTTCAATTGAAAAATGAAATGGAATTATTTGAAAACATAAGACTACTTAAGAATTTATTAAATACGACTGCTAAAGTGGAAATTGAATCTTTAAATGCAGGATCAAGATTTCTTTTAAGTGTTAAATCATCACTGACTACTTTAACGAGTTTTTATATTTATGGTACTGTTAAAAATTGGTCTCTACAAAGAATACCAACCATTTCCCATGGTTTGAAATTAACTCAAGCAGGAACAATAACATCTACTAGCGATAACCTAGGTGATATGGGCGTTCTATCTAGTAACATCACCAGTTCTAATAGAACTGTTACAATAGGTGACTCTCATAAGTATGAAGGGGCAGGTGACTCTGATTATCACTCGCCAAATCGTATATTCTTTGAAGTTTCTAAATCATATTCGGATGTAAACAGCAGGATGTCATTCAGTATACAATACTCTAGTATTACACCAGGTGTTGATAGTGATATTTCACTTGGATCTGCTAGTAATAAATGGAAAGACATATACGCAACTAACAGTGCAATTATAACATCAGATTCAAGGAGAAAAACAAAAATTCAACCCATTGAATCAATCGAAGAAAATACTGCAAGAATGCTTAAATCCTTAATTAAGAAATATAAAATGAAAGATGCTGTTTCAGAAAAAAAAGAAAACGCTCGTTGGCACTTTGGGGTAATAGCTCAGGACATTATTGAAGTTTTTAGCAAAAACGGACTTGATGCGCTTGATTATGGCATTATATGTTATGATGAATGGGAAGAAGAAGGGAAGTTAAAAAATTCTTATGCTGTTAGATATGATGAATTAATGTGTTTTATTATTTCATCATTATAATTAATTTCGTTATAAAATAATTTTTATTAGACACATGTATATAAAAATACATGTGTCTATATTATTTTTATTTTTCTATCACAAATAGATTTTTATCAAAATGATAAGTATTATAATTTATACCTGAGATTAATAACTGCCCATTTTTTAATACTTTGTTTTTACAATTATTATCGCAGTAGTATATTTTATAATTTATCTTATTTATTGAATAATAATTAAGATACCAATCTGATAACAAGTAATTGTATATATAGGTATTTATTAATGGAAATGATTTCTTATATCCAGATATTCCTTTTAAATTATCTACAGAATAGAGATAAACTTTTTTAAAGTTAGAAGTGTTATTATTATTAATAATTGATGAAACAACATTCAATTTAGATGTATATGTTTCATTTGAAATTTTTGTCATTTCATAAAATGATGACATGTATATAAATGAAATAACTACAGTAACAACACATAATAATTTTTGAAAGATAATAAACTTAAATTTATTAATAAATAAAACACTACACATAGTTAACAATGGGAAAGAAAGTAAAGCCCTTCCTGATACTGGTGGATTTTTAAGTATCAATAAGCTACCGAATGATAATAAAAATATTAAAAAATATATTATTAATAATGAAAATAATCTATTATAGCTAATTTTTTTAATTATGCTTAAATAGCATGATACAATAATAGGCATTGCATAAAAAAAAGCCAACAAAAAACCAATCATACCACTAAATAGCAATGAAATGTATTTAATATATTTTTCTGTATTTAATGATATCAAACTAATTGATTCAACTGACAATGGTAATATTTCCGACCTCATTTTTGTATATTCAGATATATTATCATGATTATATATAAAGATTTTATAGATAGCAAAAGATGAAATTAGAACAAAAATACAGGATAGTCCTGATTTGAACAAATAAAGTAAACTTTTATTTTTGTTTATTATTTCTGCAACAAAACAAAGTAACACCATTGAAATAAATGAATTAATTGATGCTTGATAGATGGAAATAGAAATAACCATCATTATTAATGATAGTATTTTATTTTTAATTGATGATTCAACACAAAATAAAGCTGATATAATTGAAAGAGATAGAGCTATTGACATTTGCAGATTGTCAAATTGATAAGATAGGTTATCTAAATAAAAAGGAGATATTACTATTGAAATAGAGCACAAAACTTTTAAATACAAGGTTGAGTCTTGTATATATCTATCAACAAATAAAAATGCGGAGTAACATAATATCACTACAGATAAAATAGTAGATGAAGGGAAGATGTTTAATATAGAACCATTTCCAAATAATAATGAAATTATTGTTGCAAAGTATCTACCATTATGATCCCATCCATAAGGATATGGCATTCTTATTATATCATCACTATAAAGGTAACCACTAAATAATAATGGAGAAATATAAAGAATTGAAATAATAATGCTTATTAGTTTATAATAGTTTTTAGATTCCATTATTTTTTTCCTTTGTTTTTAAGTAGATACTTAGGTCTTTTCTTGCTTTCAACATATATTCTTCCGATATACTCACCAAGAACACCGATACCAATAAGTTGGATTCCGCCAAGGAATAAAATAGAAACTAATAGTGATGGATAGCCAGGTACCGGGTTTCCCCAAATAAGCTTATCTATAATCATCCAGCAACCATAAACAAATGAAATGGCACCAACAAATAAACCAATATAAGTCCACATACGGAGTGGGAAGGTTGAAAAACTGGTGATCCCTTCTAATGCAAGATTCCAAAGCTTCCATCCGTTAAATTTGGACTCACCAGCGGAACGCTCAGCACGAGAATATTCGACAATATCTACTTTCCCACCAACCCAAGATAGAACGCCTTTCATAAATAGATTGCGCTCAGGAAGCAACTTAATATTCTCAACAGTCTCACGAGACATTAAACGGAAGTCACCCACGTTTTCCTCAATCTTTGGTGTGCTGATTTTATTATGCAGTTTATAGAACCATTCTGCTGTTTTGCGCTTTAACCAGCCATCAGTAGATCGGTCAGTTCTTTTTGCTAAAACAACATCGGCACCTTGTTTCCATTTCTCTATTAATTGTGGGATAACTTCTATTGGATCTTGCAGGTCAACATCAATAGGGATTATAGCTTCACCCGTTGCATGGTCTAATCCAGCAAAAAGTGCAGGTTCTTTACCAAAGTTTCTAGTAAAGCTCAGTGCGACTACTTGCTTATCAGCTAATGACAACGCATTGATGATATTTTCAGTTGAATCTTTACTACCATCATTAATAAAAATAATTTCAACATCATATTTTTTTAGTTCTTCATTTTCACGAACCATTTTATAAAAAATAGGTATCGCTTCTTCTTCGTTTAAAACAGGAACAACTAAAGAAATTTTCATTACTCTATTCCTTTAAAGACAAATAATTTTGAGTAGAAAAAACCAAGAACAAGGCTAATTGCTGAAAACGCAACTAGAGTAATTATTGGCATCGCATCGAGTTTATCGGCTATAAATCCAGTCAAGTAACTTAGTACACACATAAATACTGTGAATGCAATATATCGGCCACCGGTTGCTTTCTTTTTAAATGTAAACTTAGCATTAGCAAAGAAGGAGAAGGTGACAGCAATGATGAATGCGATTAGGTTCGCAGTGGCCTGAGTTGTGGAAACTAAATAAACCAAAATACCGAACACCACCCAATGCAAGAGTGTGTTAATAACACCGACAGAGAAGTACCGTGCAAATAGCTGGAGCATAATTACATTATCTATAATAAAAATTGATGTGAGAGTTTATCACTAATGTAAATTTAGGTCAGCATTCTATATGTTTGTTTTATAAAATAGTTTTTATTACTAATAGCATAATAATGCTTATTTATTCTTATTTGCATTTTTGTTTATTTTGTCGGTTGTGTAGTATCATGGTTATTCATTAATCACTGGTACTACACTTATGCAAGAAGATGTCTATACAAAAGCAGGGATCGGCGCTACTGCTTTTCTTGGTTACTTCGCAGGGCTTCCAGCAGAAGTTATTATGGGTTCACTGTTGGGAGCCATCTTCTTTACTACTGCCGCTACTGAATATAGCTTTAAACGTAGATCGCTATTGGCTTTTCTCAGCTTCGTTTGTGGCCTTATATTCTTTAGCCCCGCAGCAACTATCTTTATTTCTGTTACTGGTCTTTTCGGTGTGAAACCGGAGCAATACGAAATCGAACATATCGATGCCGTCGGTGCTTTTGTTTCCGCTTTGCTTGTGGTTAAGTTAAGCGTAAAAGCATACAGAAGGGCTGATATACCGAAACAAGGGGGGCAACAATGAAATGCGAAACATTGCTTACTATTGTTAATGCCATCATCTGTACCGTCACATTTCTACGTGTGTTCTATTTTAAACGTGACGGCAGACAACACTGTAAAAAAGGTGGATGGCTAGCTTTCCTTATTCTTTCTTACTCTTCAAGCGTACCTATTCGCGCTTACTTCGATCCTAATTATCACGCTGATATCGACAACATCTTTGCCAATTTCCTGATCTGCACAACGTTGCTGGTCAATAAAGGCAATGTCATCAAGTTTATAAAGGGTTGAATATGTCATTAGTTGATAAACAGAATATATTTACAGGTATGGTTGCAAAGCTAATCACCTTTGCTCAGCAGAAGGAATATAAGCTGACATTTGGTGAAGCTTATCGAACACCAGAACAAGCACAACTTAATGCAAAGAAAGGATCGGGTATTAGTAACAGTCTTCACACTCAACGTTTAGCAGTCGATTTCAATCTATTTGATGCTAACGGTAAATACCTTACAGCCACCAGCGACTATAAAGAACTGGGTGAGTATTGGGAGTCATTGGGTGGAAGCTGGGGCGGGCGTTTTAAAACTCGTCCTGACGGCAATCATTTTTCATTAGAGCACAACGGGGTTCGCTAATGAATAAAACCGTCATCGCGTTAATTGCTTTGGCTGTTTCCTTTACCGCTGGCTTTGTTGCTGGCGGTATTTATTTTGATAACCAAGCAATGAATAAACAGATTGCAGGTAATCAACTAGATGAAAAGGATGTGGCCACAAATATTGATCTGCGTAAACAAGCAGACAATGAACAGCAGAATAGGTTGGAGATATATCATGACGCACAACAGCATGATACGATACGCACAGATGCTTTGCTTGATCGTGTTCTTAATCACTTTGACAGGGTGCAGTTCTCAACCAGTACCACGAAAACAGAAGTTGCAAGTACCGATAACACCAATACCTGCCGAGTTGAGAAAGCCAAAGCCAGTGAACTTTCTAGACAACTACGAGAAACACTTGAACGATATGGGCGTGAAGCTCAGCGCGCAGATGAAAATACCAGAACACTCAACCTTTGTATTTCAGAGCTGGAAGCAAAGGAAAAACTCCTCAATTCTTACCGATGAAAAAGTAGACAGATTTCATAATGACGGTATCGGTGACGGTGTTAGTGATATCTAATTTAACTATAATTTATATTTATCAATTAGTTAAGATATTAGAATATAATTGAGTGGGAATAAAATACCGTTTATCAGCAATAGTTGATAAAGGTTAAAAAACTAAGAGCCATCAGTAAGTTACTGGTGGCTTTTTTGTATGTTTCTATTTATTAGTGATAGGCTTATTTTTATAAATAATAAACTCAATAAAGTTTTGGATTGATATTTACTCACTTAACGGTAATTTAGAATAAGTTTTTCTATCGTAATTAATAGCGCCTTTATTATTCGTGCCAAGAGATCTTGCAAATTAAGAAAATAGGAGATAAGGAAATC